CCTGGAATTGAGCGGGGGTAAGCTCCAAGGTCATCAGGCGGCCTCCTCTTGTGGGGCTGGCAGGGCGGCGTTGTAGGCTTCGCGCGCCGCGGTGATGCCCTCTTCGGCTGTCGCCTGGGCGTATTGCTTGGCGTAGGACGCGGCGGCCATATTCATGACGAACGTGAGATAAGCCGCATTGTCCGCAAACGGACCTTCGGGCACGGTGTAGTCGTCGGTGATGTTGAGGGTGTAGGTCATGGGGTCTCCTCTTCGTGCCAATACTCCGCCAGCACCGCCCTTGCTTCGGCCTCATCGGCAAAGCGCAGGAACACCGTCTCCGCCCCGGCAAACACGCGGCGCGGAAGGCTTGGCGTCATGACGTAGGCCGCGAGCGCGTCGGTGTAGACCTGGGGCGCGATGTTGACGTGGTAGCCGGGCTCGTAGCCGACCACGGGCCGGTAGATATGGCCTTCGTCGTCCGTGATCGGCTCGCCGTGGATCGCAATTGGAACGGGGCCGTCGATAAGTGCGGAGTTCCAGGTCATGTGGTGATCGCCTGTAGCTGTGCGTCAGAGAGTGCGCTTGGGAAGATGGCAATGCGGCGGATGTAGCCATCCAGATAGTTGCTCGTGCCCGTCGAACCGAAGCGCAGCGCGGTTTGAGAGGATGACGAGTAAGAGCCAGTTGTGACGGTGACGGATGATCCGTTGGCGGCTCCGCGCACGGCTGCCGCATCTATGGCTATCGCGGCCTTGCCTGACGCAAACGCGCCAACAGCGGAGCCTTCTAGGCCCGCACCGTTGAAGTTTAGGTTTGTCCCACCGCTGCGCCTTATCAGGGTTGAATTTCCAAAATCAATGACGCGCCCGTTGGCGTTTTGGCTACCATCCCACTGCGCAAAAACTGTATAGCCGCTGACTAACGCCGCAGGGGCCGTCAGCGTCACCACATCCGCCGCGCGGGTGGCTGTTGAGCCTGTTGTGGGAATGTAGGAACTGGCGAAGGAAGCGGCTTCGAGCTGAGCGCCCCAGATGTGGACGCCAGAGGTGCCGTCGCCCGCGTAAGACGTTGTTGAATTTGGCCAAATGGCGATCCCAAGATATTCACCATTAGCAGTGTCGTTGCTAGTAAAAGTTATCGTTGCTCGACACCAGCCATTGCCACTATTAGTTGCAGTGCCGGAAAAATTTCCATAACCGGAGCCGTTTCCGTCAACAGTGGCGGTGAAAGCCAAAAGGTCAATTAAAAATTTCGATTGATTGCCCGTTGCATTAAATGCGCCAAGCAGCACCTGTGTTCGTCCATTTGGCTTCAAATACACGCTTAAAGTGTAAGTTTTGTTTCTGGCCCCGGTAGATAGCACGGGATTTTTCAAGAGTACGTGCTCAGCGGTCGTAGCCGTTTCTGTCAGCGTGTCTGCCGTTGACGTACCATCCGGCGCGGTTGCCGCGTTGGCCGTTACAGTCGTGTTGGTTTTTGACCAATACGCATCATTAAACTCCTGCGACCGCAACAGCAGGTTGGTTCGCGCATCCTCCACGAGCACGCCCTTATCCGTCCGGCGCAACACGCCAGACGCAAACGACACCAACCGCCCATCTGACGTCTCGGCATATCCGGTCGAGGCCCGCGTGACCGTCAGCCCCGCATTCGTCGTCACCACGCCAGCGCGCATGTATGAGTTGTCAACAAAGTCCCAGGCGTCGGTCGCGCCGAGCTGCTCCGCGGCCCGCAGGAACTGCGAGCCGGGAGACGCCCATCCGCGCTTCGCCCAGAGCATGCTCACGGCTGCACGACCAGCGTGAGCGTGCGCGCTGCGGCCTGGTTGACTGGCGTGCCGGCTGTGCCTGACCGGATCTTCAGGAACCGCACACTGACCCAGTCCGCGATATTGAACGCAAGGTAACGCGAAGCGGCGACTGTCAACGCGCGTTCAGTCGCGCCATCGTACAGGTCATCATAGGTGGCGCCATCCACGCTGGCCTGGAAGGTCAGCGACGCGGCCGTCCACGACGACGGCATGTCGATCGCCACGAGCTTGCGCCCGCCGAGATCTACAGCGCCGGACAGACTGCCGCCGTTTTCGATCGTGGCTGTGAGCGTCTCAAGCGCTTGTGAAACGACGGGCGCACCCATGGCTTACTTTCCTTTGCGAGATGGCGCGGGCCTGCGAGGCGTGCGCGGGGGTGTCATTCTTCCGCCTTTGCCAGCGGGCTTGGCTCCGTAAGGCTTCATTCCAGGCATGTTAGGTTCCTCCATAGCCGCTGAATAGGTCGATGAGATCGGTAGCGGCGTTCTTTTCGTCGGTCTTGACCGTGCCAAGCTTGGCGGCTGCATCGGCCTGCATCTGCGCAGCCTGCATCTGTTGGGCTTGGGCTTGGGCTTGGGCGCGTTGCTGGCGGATGATAGCCACGTTCTCGGATGCGACGATAATGTCGGGATCCACGCCAAGCATGTCGCTATAGCTGTCAGCCCACTTGTCCACGTCAATCTTGTCGATCACCTCAGGGCGCATCTGAGCCACCGCGCCAAGAGCGCCGACAAAGCGATCAACGCCATTGACGCCGATCGCACGCTGCGCTTGGGCGAGCATGCTGACGAACTCTACGTCCAACTCTACGCCCTGCAACGCTTCAGGCGGCGGCGGAACAAGGTTCGCCTGCACCATGCGGGTGAAGGTCTCGTCGATCAGGGGCTTAAGAAGCTCGTTGTGTAAGCGCTCAAGCACGGGGCCTAGCATCAGAAGCTTCTCTTCGTGCCGCTCGGCCACCTCAGTCGCGGTCATGCGGCCTGGAACGGTTGAGGCCAGCATGAGGAAGAGATCGGCGTAGAACGCGCCACGAATGCGCTCGCGCACGTCCTGAATGTCGAAGAGCAAATGCTGCAGGTCCAGCTGCACATTGAACAGCGTGGACACCGCGTTTTGCGCGCCGGGCGCATCAACGTAGGTCACGCCGCCAGGCAGGTAATCCAGGTCGCGCCCCTTCATGCCAGCGGGCACCTGCAGCGGCGGCTTGGTCTGATAGTCGATGGCATTGGCCTTGCGCAGCTGCTCGTGCTGGAGCTGCTTAATGTCGCCGAGGGCCTCCATGCCGGGGCTGTTGCCGTACACATCACCGGGCATTTTGTGCCAGCGCGGAGCGAGGCCGGGGAAGCGATCATATCCGCTTTCGCGCAACACCTTGTCGCCTGCGTCCTCGCGGCCAGGCTCAAAGTACACGCTGCGCCATGGCTTGTTCTTGCCATCGGCCTTGCGTGCATCGCGATCGCTGCGGGGCTCAATACCGTGAATGATCGGCACCCACGCATCGAGATTGCCTGAGTTGTAAAGCGCTTGGGTCGTGCGCGAGCACTGATCATACCCAAACTCTGCAACCAACTCGGCGACCGTCTTTTCAAACTCGCGGTAAATCGTGTTGACGTTGCCGCGATAATCCGTGGCCAAAGCGAACTCGCCAACGGGGCTTTGGTAATGATGGATGAGGGCGTCATAGTCATCCATGATGACAGAAGCGCTCGTGCCAAACGCGCCCAGCTCTTCGTAGCAGGCATGGAGCATGAGGTAAGTGTTGCTGCGAGCGAACACGTTTAGCATGCGCCCTTGCGTCTCGGCCAGCCATGACTTGACCGGCGCATAATCCATCAGGTCTTCATCAGGCAGGGCCAAGCGAAACCATGGCCTAGCAGGCGACGTCATGCCGCTCATCATGCCGGCTGACAGGATGCGCAGGGAGCGTGAAGCCGTGCTGTCAAAGATAGCGTTGTGCTTCTTCGTGCCTTTATTTCTGTCGCTCTTGTAAAACCGCGTCGAGCGAGGAAGCAGATAGTCCGACAGCTCGCGCCAGTGGGCGATCCAGCTAGACCGCTCGGTCTGGAGCGCCGTCCAGCGGCGCAGCATGTCGGTCTTGGGTATCATGATCCAAGCAGGCTCGTACGGCCCAACATGCCGCTTGATGTAGGCGCACCCATTGTGCCGGTAAGGAATGTGCCGCCAACCCCACCACCGCTCATGGCTCGATTGCGTGCGGCAAGCGCTGCAATGTTAGGGCGCTTCTGGTTGGCGCGGTTGAACTCGCGTTCGGCCTGGCGTTGTTGCATCTCGGCTTGCATCGTTGCTTGGTTAGCGGCGCGCTTCTGCGCCTTAGCAGCTTGCTGGCCTTGATACACAGTAGCACCAGCAGCAGCGGTTGATGCAACGGCGGCAATGACGGGTAAAGCCTGAGCCATCACAGCACCTGATAGTGGATAGTTTCAAACGGATCGTAGCCCAAGCGCGGCAACATCCGATCAAGGGTTGTCCCAGGCTTAGCGTGCCACAGCATCATCTTGACACCTCGATCCTTGGCGGCCCGCTCAGTCGCCGTAATCAGCCGCATGCCGGTCATGCCGCGCCGGTGTGACTTGCGCACAAAGAGCAAGTCATTCTGGCACATTAGAAGGTCGCCATAGTGCAGGTTGGTGCACACAATGTTAACGCTGTAGCCGACTAGGGTTTCGGCGCCATCGACATGAGTGTCAAACATACCGATAGCAAACAAGTTCCCCGCCGCCTCAAGCGTTTGGTAGCGCTCGACGTCAGGCTTGAGCAACATGATATCAGGAACGGTGGCCAGCTCGGCATAATGCTCTTCAAGCAGCGGCCAAGCGCGGTCGATCCACTCACTGGCCACAATCTCGCGCGGGATCGCCATCAGACCATATCCAAGGGGTTGTACTCGCCACGCGAGCGAGGCCGGGCCAACTCATCGCGCTGGCGCTCAAAGCGTGTTCTAGCCGCCACTGGCGCGGCGAAGGTCAGGGCCAAGGCGTCGCCAAGGTCGGGTGAGGGAAGCCCGCGCGCCTTGAGGTCATCCTTGCTTTCCAGCACGCGCTTGCCCGTCTGCGTGAAGGCGTAAGTCGGCGCGGCCAAGTCTTGCTTGAGAGCCACGTCATCAGGGATCGCGCCGCCTAGCTTGATCCACTCGGCAAGGTTGCACCACATCTCGGTGCGTTTGTCCTTGTAGGCTTCGTCAATGGGGCGCCCGCCGAACCAAACTTCGGTGACTTCATGCTTAAGCTGACGCAGGCGATCAATCACGCCAGAGCCATTGCCTGCGTCCACGAACACCGCATCGGGCTGCCACTCGGCGATCTTGGCCGCAACGCGCGAGGCCAAGTCCATGTTGTCCACGCCACGCAGCACGATAGGCGGAAAGGCCACCATACCCTGACGCGGAAAGATCACGCTGCGATCATCGCCAAAGCGCGCGGGGTCCACGCCGAGGATGCGCGGGGCCCATTGATACTCTGTGATTGCGTAGTGCCGTTGCGTCGCGGCTTGCACGTCAGACAAGGAGATCAGCTGATCCTCGCCAGCCGCGCTGAAGTCGCACAGATACTCGCGGCTGAAAGACGTCTCGCTCATATCCCGACGCAAGCGTGCGATCTCATCGGTATCGAGGGCGTCGGTGTCGTAAACCGTGTAAAGCGCCGAGGACCAATCAGGCAGGGTCTTAGCGCGGAAGAACAGCTCGCTGAAGAGATTGACGCCAGACGGCGTACCAATGAACAGCGCCCAGCCTTTGCGGTCAGACAGCGCGGGCTGAATAATGTCCTGCCAGACTTCGGGCTTGATCTGGGCGACTTCATCGATGACCACGCCATCAAGGCGCACGCCGCGCAAGGCGTCTGGATTGTCGCCGCCAAAGATCCGGATCACTGCGCCGTTGTGCGCCAGCTTAATGCTTAGCTCGCTTTCGTTAACCGTCACAGCATTGACGTTTAAAAGCGGAACCAGCCGCTGTTTAAGCCGCGCCCATGCGATAGTCTTGGCTTGCTTGAGGAAAGGCGCGAGGTAAACGTAATAAGCCAGGTCTGCGGTGGTCTTAAGCGCCGCATCGATCAGCTCCATCAACGCAAGCTCGGTCTTCCCGGCTCGACGGTGAAGCGCCAGCACCCGAAAACGCGCCTTGCGCTTGTGACAGTCAGCTTGCCATT